TTACACCAGCAGCACATGCTGCAACAAAGTCATTTGAATTAATAACTGTTGCATCTGAATGTGTATGCTTAATGCGAACTGTTGATGAACCTGATGTAGAAGCACATGTCCATCCACCTGTTTGTACTGCTGTTGCAGATGATGCTCCACCTACAGAAACAGCGGTTACTTGTGATGTGTACTTGGTTGTATCGGCAACTGGAGTAATACCAGCCAACTGATTACCAGCGGAATCTTTAACAACAAAGTCATAAGTTCCTGTACGTGCTCCACCAGATTGTGCAATATCTACTCCTGTTACCAAGATTGATGCTGCACGACCTGTAAATGTAATGGTTTTTGTTGCAAGAGTTGCACCGTTAAATGTAATTGTAACTGTTGTAGTTACTGGACTATTCTCATTTGCAGTTCCTTGAACCACATATAGAACTCCAGCAGTACCAGTCTTGGCTGCTGAATTTACTTGTGTGCTTGGAGCAGCATCAAATGCTACCACTGCACCACCAGTTGCGCTTGCCTGAATTACACCACTAGTTGATAATTGGGCTGCATAGGCATCCATTGCACGGATGTTAATGTAACCTGTACTACCATTGGTAACGGTTGTTGATCCAGCAACATCTACGCTAGATGTTAATGTTCCTTGTGTTGATGTATCTTGTACACGAACATAGGAATCTGCCACAGACAATATATTTGTCTTTGCAGTTGTTCCTGCGTAGATTGTTTTAATATCAATTGTAGAAGTGGTTGATCCAACCTTCTTCTTTTGTGTTACCGTTACAGTTCCTGCACCGTTTACAGTTAACTTAACATTTGTTGGTAAGTTTACTGCTGCGGTTGTAGTTGCTGTAAAAGTAAATAACTTACCTAAACTGGTAAGTGTAACCCCTGTAGGGTTTGATCCCGCTGCCGTATAATCAGTAAATGTAGCAGGCCCAGCAATTTCTAATGATACGTTATCATCTGCTGTTGCAGCCAAAGTATCACTTGTAGTCAATGCAACAATTGCATTAATACCAGCCTCTGCTTTGGTTGTATCTGCCAATACTGTTACTCCACGAGCACCATTAGCCAAACTATCAGATAATACGTATCCGTTAGTTACTGCTGCTTGTGCTTGCGGTATGGCAACAAAGAGTGTGCTTGTCAGCGCTGCAGCGGCAACAAGTGCAATTTTCTTTAATGAATTCATTTTTCTCCTTGTTTTTATTTATATTAATTTATATTCTGACAGGAAATCTCTAACATCGTCAGGTAATTCCCTTGTTTCCAATTCTACCATATTCCTTTGCTTTTCTGCAAGTTTAGTGGCAGAAGACCAAGTATGAATATCAATTTCTATGTTGGAATCCCTACTTGTGTGAGATATTGCTCCAAATACCGCCCCACAAACGGCATCTGCCAAGTCCTTAGATTTTTTACGAGGATGATCGATACGATTATTTTTCATAATCTTAAGTTCGCTCATCTCTTCAAGTAACAAAGGAATTTTTGGCATTGCAATTCTTTCTTCGTAAATCATCATAGCCAGATCTTCGTAATGTTTTTTAGCAACTGAAACAGTATCTGTTTTTAATCCAACGGCCTTTAATTCTTGTTGAATATCAAAAGATTGCCATCTGTCAAAACTTACTGTTCCAATATTAAATCCCTCTCTACGAAGATTTATTATCCAATTTTTTACTTCAGATAAATTTACAGGTCCTTCTATTTTTGGCTCCCACCATGCCACGGCATCTACAACAACAATTGGTGCAACCTGTTGATAATCTTTTATTACCTGTATATTTACCCACTTGTCTACATGTGCTATAGCAACAGCGCACTTATCGTGTTTTTGTGCTAAGTCTGCATGTACATAATATATTTTATCAGGGTCTGGTTTAAAAGACAAATCAAACCTTCTATATGGGTCTAAAGGGTTTCTTAGTGTCATACATTTTTCTAATTTGTCTTTTTGTTTAAAAAATGCATCTGATGAAAAAGTTGGCATACATAAAAACCTCATCATAGCATCACCCATATCTGTTAAAAATGCAATTTTAAAATCTTCTATTTTACGAGTAGGATTTACCTCCCAGGTAGGTCTTTTTAATGCAAACATTCTTGGATATTTATAAGATAGGATGTGATCTTCTTCCCAAACAATTTCAAATTCATTGTCTGGTCCTTCAGGTAGTTCTTCGTTTATAATAAATTTATGTCTACGTTCTATTATTTCTTTGTCAGCAACTACATCTTCATACCGTTTTGAAATAAAGTCACCAGCAAAACGAGGAAATGAAAGAAGTACAACTTTTCCAAGATCTGGAAAACGAGAATCTACTGTTCCACGAAATGCTTTGTAAATATTGTCAGCAGTTTTTCCCTGATCGTTACCAGTGCCAACTTCTGTAGCAAAACCAGATATTTCATCTAATACTGCCATAAATAAGTTAAGTCCCTCATGAGACTCTCTTTCTGAGTGTCCAGAATAAACTGTAATAGATTTATTAAAACTAATAGAGTTTACTTTAGGATCATATTTTCCTGCAAACCATGGCGATTGCTCAATTTTATTTTTAAAACCTTTAAAGAAGACATTTTTAGCCTGTTCTGCGTTAATTGCAACGTTAATAATGTCTATTGCATCTCCACTTGGTTTTCCGAAATATCTTGCAGGATCTTTGAGACATAATAACTTATAAACAATATAAGCGCAAGCAACAGTAGAGGTGTGATCTTTACCACTACCCTTGCCCAACTGTAAGATGATTTCATTTTTCGTGTATTTTTCATAATGTTTTCCTCCAACATCTGTTCCCATTAAATTTTGTAAATCATTTTTTTTATACACCTGACTCATGGCCTCAACAATATCGTATTGAATTGAAGAAAGCGGTGGTTGATTGAGGTAATCTGGAGATTCTACAAAAGTTTTTACGTCTATTGGAATTATTTCAAATTGCTCATCTTTTAATGCATCAATAAAATCATTGAACATTGTGGACAACTGTAATTACCTCTCCTTCTTTAGCAATAGTAGATAATTTAGCCATAATTAAATCTCTAACTTCTGGATGCTCAGATGCAATATCACGAAGAATTCCAACGAGCACCTCCTGACGTTTTTCTATTTCTACCATTTCTTCAGCAAGTTCTTTATTTTCTAATAAACCAGCCTTTTGTAACATGTCAATTCTTTTTGCTTCAATATCCATAACAAGTTTAATGGCTGTATTTTTGGCATTAAGGTTTGATGTCATGGTTGCTTCATCGATTACTTCGTATGCTTGATTAATTAATTTAGTATAGTGTGTATCTGCTCCAACAAGTGCTTCTTTTGCACGAGCACGAATAGCATCGTTCGCAGAAGCCATAACTCGCCATTCGTTTAAATGAGCAACAACTCTAGTTCTTGGAATGTCAAGTTGTTTAGAGATTGAGGTTGGATCATTACCCTTTAAATACTCTTCAACAACTTTGTTTATCTCATCTAAATGCTTAACTAATTCATTGTCTGTTGTCATTTTTTTCCTTTGCAACTTTTAATAAAACTAAATAACCGATTAAATCATCAATGTCATTGTCTCCAACGTAATCAGTTCCTTTCATTAAACGACTTAACTTGTCGTCTATTCTGACATGAAGTTGTTCTATTGGGTTGGTCTTGCTAAAAATTCTTACTGGATCAAGTGCAGAATCACCATATGATATGTTTTTTTCAATTAACATTTGTGCAATTGCCATACAGTTCATTAATATTTCTTTACCTGAAGGCGCTGATAATGAACGTATATATAAATCATCATAATGAAAATGTTTAACGTCTTTATAAACTGGTTTTAATTTCATCGTTTTGACTTCCTTAATCCAAATTTAGCAAGGTATACGTAAATGGTTTCTACGCTTACCCCACATTCATTAGCAATATCTTCTGGACTTTTTTTGTCCATGTGATATCGTTTTTTAAGCCATACCTGACTCTGATACATTTTAGCACTCATGGCTACTCCTTGTCAAATTTTACTGCTTTGTCCCAATTGTTAATCGCCCAATGACCAATTCCCGCTGCATCTGCTACATCATAATCTAAAATTTGTTTATCATAAATAATTTCTAATAGTTTAATTGTTCTTTTTTTTCTAAAGTCTCTTTCGTAAGATTTATACCAAGAGGGTGTTTTGTTAGGATTTAAAGATCTTATTTTTAATTGTTCTTCTTTTGTTAATTTTTTATTTCCTAAAAAAGATTGCCAAGTAATTGGAGATACACGACCTATCGTCTTAATTCCTGACAAACCAATACCGCCAATAATTGCACCCTGAACCATGGCTAGATCTGCAGCAGTTTTAGGACTATTCATAAATACGGTATGTTCAATAACTACCGCTTCAATATACTTGTAATGCTCAAAAAATGATTTTACTTTGGTTGTAGCATTTATAGTTTTTTGATATATATTTTCTCCTTGAAAATTAATTTTTCCATGTTGAAATAATTTTTTATCTATATAAAAAGCAAAAGCAACGGTGTTGGTGCTGGCATCAATAGCACAAATTGATTTTGGTTCGTCAGTTGTCTTGTTCATAATCAAAAAATCCTTCTATTGTTTTTAACATTTTTTGTACTTTTTTTTCATAAACGTTGCAGTTAAAACAAAATCCTGAGTCATTATAGATGGATAGTTGTGATCCGCATCCACCAAGACAAATTCTTCGTTTTCCAATTCTTTTTTGTGTTCTTGTTATTTCATATCTTTGTGCTATTTTTTCTTTAGTTGCTTCGTCTCTGCAAACTTGACCACAGTATATTTGATAACTTACTTTTGGTTGAAAACTTGTATCACAACGCTCACATCGTTTCACGCAATTTCTCCAATGAAGTAATTTTCACTACTCCCGCACCAGCATCATCACAAGTTTTTTTAACAGGACAAGTTTTGCATATTGTAGAATTAGATCTATAATTTTTTGTTGGAAGTTCATTTTTCATCCAACCAGCCCTAACTTTTCTCATCCAATCAAAAATATTATTCATGTACTCACGATAATAATCATCTACTTCTACCAATATGGCAACTAATTCGTGGTTGTTTTTATTTTCATACAGAATAACCCCACGCTTATATCCTAAAACTTTCATGTATATAAGAAGTTGTAAAACGTGACCCCTTTTTGCTTTGCCAGTTCGTTTACGATACTCAAAACCTTCAATGTTAGCAGTCTTAATTTCTAAAAGCAACTCTTCATTATTCCAATTAATAATTCCATCTGCCCATCCATAAATTGGAGGACTGTCGTTGCTTACTTGAAACTCTGTTGTTTTTTCTATTTCTTGAGTTTTTTCATTTTTATTCTCAAATATTTTAACAATTCCAGCATTTATAAGGGCATCCTGAATTCTGTCGTGACTATATGTTCCATTTGTTCTGTTAGCAATTCCAAAAGCGTCAGAATTTTCATCAAAATTAGCACCTGAAAAAGCAAAGTACCAATATCTTGGACACTCTCCATATCCGTATGCCAGTGTAGATGGTGCAAACGTTTTTTTAGTTTTAATCTCTGACTTATTTGCAACAAGATAGCCAGAGTTTATTTTTTCTGTAAGACCTTCAAGACTAAAAAGTTTTTTCTTAAAATCCTTTTTTGTCTCAGATTTTGTCATTAATTCTCTTAATAAACTTTTACTCATTTTTTGTCCTTTATTCCATTATATCAGTTATCGTATTGTATACTTGAGCGCAGAAACTAGACTATTGATTGCTTCTGCAGCGGTATAATAGATATTTTTCTTGCTTCTGTTGCTTTTATCAACATTTGCCATCCAAGTAGCCTTAAAAGACATTTTTGCTGCTATTGCCTGTAATCTTACAATCTCAACAGTTACAACATTCAGCGGTATGTCTGGTTTTAGTATGAGTTTTGCAATAAAGGTCAAGGCTGTGGTAAGTTCTTCATCTTGCATGTATTCTGCAATTTCTGTCAAACCATTTACTTGATCTATTGTATTTTTACCCGTTTCTTGTATCATATTTTTTCCTCTGTTAGTTGATTTAATAAGTCAAATTCTACTATAGCCAATCGTGTTTTTTTATTTCCCTTGCCCAAAATTACAATTATTGCTGGTGATTTATCTTTACCTGCTTTAAGAGTATCAGTAACAGCCTTGGCCCAAACATCTTGATTAAGGGTAAAAGATTTTTCGTTTTCTTTAAAATCAACAATAAAATTTTTCCAGGTTGCATCACCCTTTTTGGTATTTCGTCCAGAATTTTTGTGCTGTTTAGCACCAATTCTTTTGCTTTCATTTTTCTCGCTCATAGTCCCTTTTTTTCTTATAGCCAACCTGAAAAAGTTTTATTTCTGACAAGTGTTTTTCAGAACACATCCACGTTGCTTTTCCAGTATCCATATAAACTCTAACTGTTTTTACCTCTCTTTTGCAAAATTTGCAAATAAATTTCCCTTCAAGAATACTAAATTTGTTAGACATTTTGTAATTTGTTTTTTAATGTTTCCTGTAGGTTTAAATCTTGCTTTACGCGATTAATAAGTCCATCTCTGCCTTGAACCTTTTGTCCATCTTCTAATTGATACCAAGCACCAGTTCTTGAAACAAGACCAAGAATTTCTGCGGTATCAACAAGATCTCCTACAGAGTCAACGCCAACGCGATCCCCTCTAAAATAAAAATCATATTCACCAGATTGAAAAGAAGGAGATGTTTTAGAAAATTGTAATTCCCAACGAACTTTACGACCTATTTTTTCTTCAATAATTTTATCTCCGACATGAATTTTACCTTTAATGGCTTGATTTTCAGATTCTGAAGAAAATAATTTAATTACAGTAGATGAATAAAACTTTGTAGCCTGTCCACCAGAAGGTTGTTGATTAGTATACATAGCATTAATATTATTTCTTGATTGAGATATTAATACAAAGAGGGTAGGCTTTACTTTATTGTTAGCATAATTAATCATTTTCCATGCATTACTGAAGTCACGAGACTCTGCACCAATTTGTTTTGTGTTTTCAAGTTGTTTTAATTCGTTAGATTCTTTTTCAAAATAAATTGCGGGTAAAAGTGAGGTAATACTATCAACAACAACTAGATCTACTCCTGCCTCCATTAATCCAACTCCAACGTCAACCATTTCGTTAATTGTTCTTGTTTGTGAATAAATTAATTTAGATGTATCTACTCCTAATTTTTTTGCCCAATCTTCGGAATACGACATTTCTGCATCAATCCATGCACAACTTTTACCAGCAGCCTGAGCAAGCGCTATAACCTCTAAACAAAAAGAAGATTTAGCGCTTGATTTACTACCCCAGATAAGAACCTGTCTTCCATATGGGAGACCACCATTTAAAGCACGATTAAGACCGTAACTTGGTGTTGGTTGATATTCAATTTTAATATTTTCTCCAGTGCCAAGTCTTTTACGAATTCTAGGATCTAGTTGAGATAATACATTTTCTATGTCAATTAACATTTACATCCTCCATTATTGTTGTTCCTTCTTTGGTTTTTCCTAAAACAAATTTATAGGCACTACCCTCTTTTATATTCATGTATGCCTTTGCAAAGGATGTTGGAAACACAGTGACAGAATGCAGTTCTCTTGCGGTATCTGCTACAGTAAGAGAAGACATTCTTTTAC